CCAGATTCATCTTTAAATATAAAGTCCTCATAGGAGCTAGTAATTGGAGGAGATAAAATTTTAGCTATTTTATATGTAATTAAATTAAATTTATCAGCAGCTAACATCCATAAAACCGGATTCTTCACTTCTTGTAAGGCAAAGTATAATGCCGTTGTTAAAGATTCACTCCAATCAAGTAGCCTTGTTTTCGTTCCATAATGTTGCATAATGAATAATAAATCCCAGTCCTTACTATTGTGAAGTTTATAACCCAAATTATAAAATCTTCGATAATAATTTTCTTCACATTTCTTTTAACTCAAAAATATTATTAAACCCACTTCTAAACAAACTTGAATTCAAAGGTCTATCGACATTTTGACCTCTAAACCAGACTCTATTTAGATGTTTCATTTGAAATTCATGAACTTCATTAAAAAATTCAAACCACTCATTTGAAAAACTCAAAGCAATCCCCCTGAAATGTTTTCCTTAACCATATCAGGAGAAGTAGTTTATTACAATAGTTTCCTATTGATTGGCTGAGAAGAGGACTCCCTATAGAGTCCCCGAGGCCCCTTTTATATATCTCTTACTAGACATAATGCGTTTATTGTGACATAAAACTTAGAATAATTTAAATATCCATTTTAACGAGCCAGCAACTACTAAACCGATTGAATTCACAAAATTATGCCCACCCTCAAATGCTGCAAGAATAAATGTAAAGAAATCGAGTACCGGTATTTTATCTAGCTTTATATAATAGCTATAGATGAAAACTGCCAGTAATATATATCCTACACTTTTAAGAGCACCAAACCACCACTCTTTAAAATCCACTTTAAAGTCTTTTCTAAAAACTGGATACAATGTGAAGAAAATAGTAAGGAATATTACAACATGCGAATACCCCTTTAATATACTTACTGGTAATAAGAAGTTTCCCATTTTATACTTCCTCCCATGTAAAATTTACTTTTATATTTTACATGGGAAACTTCTATCGTACAATATGGGCACTCCAATTTTAAGTCAATTATGTTGCAGAAGGGCAAAGAAAAAAGACTATCTCTAGTCCCTGCTTTGCCCTTTAGGTTGTTTAATGTACGATTTGCGTCTGTCTTACGTACACTTCAACATGAACATGATCTTTCATTATCCGTATTAAACAATCCCTGCTTCCTAATTACCAACTTCTTTAAATTAGAATCCAAGAAGTACATCGCCTTGTTGGACTCATCTAGGAAATATTTAAACACTTCAGTTCCCAGTAATTTCAAAACAGTGTCTTTAAACAAAAAATCCTTCTCAGTAACCTTTTCTGCGTACTTAGTTAAGAAGTTTTCAAGATTTAGCTCATTTTGCCACCTCAGTGGTGTTGTTGATATAAGATACATTAAGAGCTTCCGCAGATTTAATTTGCAATCCTAATAATTCAAGTCGATTAATAACTTCAACAGGAAAGTCAATGAAGATCCTCTGTTCTGGTGTAAGGTTGGTTACTTCCTCTAACAGATCACTTGCAGGTATTTGTTTCATTTTAAACCCCCAGTGATTGGATTTTAATGATTGTAGCTCTGATCCTTGCACTATCTCCCAAGAAAATAGCGAGACGAACAACGGCTGTGTAATATTGGAAGTCGTTAATCATGCTGGCAAGGGCGAAGTCAATGAAATCTGCCACTGCTTGACGATTACGCATATCCACATTACGAGCAGTCAATAGTCCAATCAGTAAGTCTTTAGTAGTTGCTAAAGTAGTTAATGTGCTAATTATTTTAGCAACCACCGCTTCGTTGACCGCGGTTGAGTTATCAATCATAGTATTGACACTGTCAGTGATCGTGCCAGCAAACGTTGTGTCTGTTTTCGTAACAGTATTAATGGCGGTTACGTCAGCATCTACCGTGGGATCATTGGCTGTTGCCTTGTTACTCAAAGATAATAAAGATGTTAAAATTGTTACTTCGTTGGTTGTCATAATGAACACGCTCCTTTTAATTTAAGATTTAAGATTTTGAGTCATAAGGGTTTGGATATATGCAATCGTTGCCGTTGCATCACTTGTTAACACTATTCCACCTGCGTTTATGGTGTAATTTTTGGTAGCATCCATGAGGTGTACATCGTTTAGCACGTTTTGGAGTTGTTCTTTATATATGACTACGCCATTTGCTGGAGTTACTGCGTATGTGTCGTTTGTGGGCAGTGTTTTACTTCGTCTTGAGAATTCAGCCCTTAGAGCAGTTTTTAAGTCTAAAAAGTCATTGTGTAGTATTACTCCCTTATTGCGAATATTTAGACCTATATTAGCTATAGTCTGTGCCGCACTACTAGAAGTGCAAGCATTATCACAATAGCCAGTGCATGTTCCTGTACAGGCTGAACATCCAGAACAACTGCTACAGCCACCTGAACATGATCCGTAGCATCCAGTGTAGCAACCGGAGTCGCAACTGCCACAACCCGAGCAACCAGAACAGCCAGTACAACTCCCTGAACAGCCAGAGCAACTAGTGTCACAACCACCGCTACAAGTAGCACAATAAGCAAAACAAGTACCAGAACAACCATTGCAACCAGAACAGCTAACGCAAGTTCCACCGCAAGTACCTGTGCATCCATCACACTGTTGAGAACAACCTCCTGCACAAACAGCACAAACAACATCACAACTACTACAAGCCATTAGGCTCCCCCCAATCTTTCGGAATATTATTTTTAAAGACTTTATCAATACTAAGTTTTCTATATAGCTTGTTGAAGTAATATACATTGGCCAGAACTCTCGCATGGTGCATATCACAGATAAATGTAGCTCGTTTATTAGGGGTTCCAAACTTATCATAATTGTACCCAGTGCAAAGAGAGCACCCACTAGCTATCTGACAGCTGTTACACTTATCGTTAGACTGAGTGGACATTGTAACCATCTTTAATTCTTTGAGCCAAGGGTTCTCCATTTTACTGTCTAAGCCCCTGTAAATATCCCCTATGCATTTCTCTTCTCGTCCAGGGGTGGATAGCGAATACTTCATGAACCGAATACAGGGGAAACATCTACCATCTGTCCCAATTGCTAACATGGAGCCATTACCACCACACCAGTTACGGTCTTCTGTTCTAGGTTTCCCGATGCTTTCATCAAAAAGAGAAGTGTAGTATTTAGCATAATTTTCGTCTTCTAAAAGATAATCTGCTAGTTGGATAAGTTCAGAGTAAAATATCTTTGCATGATCCTCTGTCCACCCCTCTTCGAAGACGCAGTTGGTAAATGCTCCTGTAATCCCTAACCCCCATACGTTTTTTAAAGCATCATTCACATAGGAAATATTGAACGGAGACAACGTTATCTTGGTCTGAGGGTGAGAGTCAGTCTTTAGCCATTCTTTGGCTGATTCTTCTACGATGTCATAACTACCACTTCCGTCGGGGAAAACTCTACAAGCATCGTGGAGTTCTTTGTTGCCGTCGATGGTCAAACCAACACTAACCCTACCTTTGTTTCGTTTCAGAAAGTCTTGAACCGCCTTAGTCTTAAACAAAATACCATTAGTTGCCATGCTAATCATGTAATTTAATGCCCAAGGGCTGTTCACCTCAAAAGCTTTGAATTTAAAGTACTCTACGATGTAGTTAATTAGTTCGATTTCCAGGAGAGGTTCACCGCCGATGAACTCTAGGATAAGGCCTGGGGAAACTTCTTGATCATAGTAACCGTTGACCTTTTCCTTGTTAAACAGGAAATCCACCGCATCCTTGGCGACCTGTTTAGTCATACGAGCACCTGACTTGTGCGTTTCATAGCAGTACGAGCAGTTTAAGTTACATCGTTCAGTAACCACAAAGGTGATATTCTTCACCTTTAGGTCTGGATCAGTGGAACAAACCCCAGTTGGGGGCTTTACATAATTACTCATTACTAACCCACCAAAATAATCTTGCCAAGATTCATAGTCTGCCGACGTTAGATATAATCCATTTTTAGGTGCCATTATTCTTAATCTCCTTAACCATGATTTGCTAAATGAATGGGTGCGACGAGGATTGAGTCTACCGCTACCACGGCACTTGCAACCGCTTCAGAGGTAAACGCGAAGGTGAATGCATTACCTGTGGACTGACCCGTATTATCAAATGGGACATAGAAAGTTTTATAAATATTAGCACCAACGACTGCAAAATCAGTACCTAGAATCGGAAGACTAGCTACTACTGAGCCAGTTGCGGTTAAAATTTTTAGGGTAGTTACCGCCGTAACAGAAGTTATGTTAGAGCATTTAAGCCTGAAACCAACAGAGTAATGACCAAAACGCAGTAGATTATACGTTACATTTGCAACTGTGGCTAATGCCATGCCGGTTGCAGGTTGTGTATATTGAGCATTTTTACCTAGCCAGCATAATGCATCCGTAGTTAGGACTCCGGAGACTAGTGTTAAATCTTTAGCATCCCATTGAGCATTAAGTTGCGCTTCTTCCTCCAAATGTGCAGTAACGGTATCGTATAAAGCTACCCCTCCAGCAGCACCTTTTTGTGATGTTGGTATCGCATTTGTAGCTAGTGTTCCCTGTGCTGCTGTTGCCGCTCCAATATCAGAGGGAACTAATATGACTGCCCCTGTTTTAGCGTTCACGCTTGACACTGGAACAGTGACAGTCGGTACACTTATTACTCCATTTCCATCTACACTAATGCCTGAACCAATTTTCACGATTCCTTTACTTATTGCACTAGCAGATCCAGTAACCGCATCAATTTTATCGAAATTATCATTAAGCATCGTCTTAATGTCAAATGTTAATGCGCCATCTGTAGTCGGATCAACTTCATATAAACCTAGATTTGTGGTTGTTTTGGACATTTATGCACCTCCTGCGAATTTATCCAATGGTGTAGATTGTAACTGATCAATAGTTATTAGTTGGTCAATATCTCTAATAAGAAGATATGAAAATAAATAATCCAGCAATAAATATGCTGGTTTGATTTGTTCGACTGCAATTTTTAAATCATTTAAATTGGGTGGAATTCCCAAGATGCTATTGAATTTTACATGTATGGTTCCGTCAAAATGTTATTAAAACATTTCAATTGGAAAAGGCATCGCAAC